ACGGTGGCGTTGGCCTCGTAGGTGACCGGCACGACCTCCACGAAGTCGCCGTCCAGCGTGGCGAAGGTGATGGTGCCGACGAGGCCGTTGAACTGCGGCTGGTTGCCGAAGGTGATGTCGATGAAGGGCACGTCCCGGGAGCAGACGGAGGCCGCCGAGCCGATGTCGAGCGAGTTGAGGTCCGGGTTGACCGGCGGGGTGGTCGGAGCCCCGGGCAGCGTCGTCGTGGTCGGCCCGGTCGGGACCGTGAGCGGGTTGGTGCCGACGACGGTGGTGGGGCCGCCAGGCAGCGTCGTGGTCGCCCCGGGGAGCGTCGTCGTGGTCCCGGGGAGCGTGGAGGTGGTCGGGCCGGTCGGCACGGTGAGCGGGTTGGTCCCGACGACCGTGGTGGTCCCGGGGACCGTGGTGGGCGGAGCCAGGCAGATGCCGGAGGCGGGCACCGGGAAGATGTCGCCGTGCGCGAGGTGGGCCGGGAGAGCGGAGAGGGCAATCTCGATGATCTGGAAGTTCGGCGGGTTGCCCGGGGGCAGGTGGCAGATGAGCACCTTGCGCTCCACCGACGTCGGGGAGCCCTCGACCGTCGTGGTGGTGGCCTCCGTCGTGGGCAGCGTCGGGACGGTGACCGGGTTGGTCCCGACCGAGGTGGTCGGCTCGGCCTCCGTGGTGGTCGGCTCGGCAGCGGTGGTCGTGGCCTCGTGCGTCGTCGTCGGGTAGGTCGAGGGCGGCGGGTGATCGTCGCCAGCGAGGGCCAGCGAGGAGCCGCCCCAGAGGAGCAGGCCGACGAGGGCGAGGGCGGCAGCGGCACGGCGCATCATCGTTCAGTCCTTCGCCACCTCCGCCCGGCGGAGGGCTGGCGGCCGGAGACTATCCGAGGAGCCGGAGCCCCGGATGGGCCGGACGGCCCAGCCCTTTACGGCGTGGTTGTCGTTGTCGGTGGCCTGGCGGAGCGATGCCCCGTCGGTTCGGTTGAGACACCAGGGGGAGGGCGCCGGAGACGTGCAGGGCACCGATGCCCCCTCCCCCTGATCCCCCTCCCCCTTGACGGCTGCCACGCTCCGGCATCCAGGGCGCAACTGCGGGCAGCCGTCTGTTCCCCTGCGACGGGTGTTACACCAGCGAGGCTGGGCCGGGGCACGACCCGGGTGGCGGAGGCGAGGCCCTCGTGTTACCCTCAGCCTGCGTTTGGCGTGCAGACCGAGTCGGTTGGGCCGTCCCTCCGGGGGCGGCCCGCTGACGTTGAGAGCGACCTTCGCACGGCGGAGCGTGGCGGCGCAACTGGCTCCGAGCCGACGATCCAGAGGGCGGAGCCCCGGGGGTCGGCGTGCCAGGGTGAGGCCGGGTCGGCGTGCTTGCGGAGCCACCAGAGCACCTTGCCCTCGTAGGTGGGATGCAGGGCCAGGCCGCCGAGCGATGCGCGCTTACGGTCGTGGTAGGCGACGAGGCCCGCTCCGTGCAGGTCGTGGTGCTCGCACCGGGCGAGCCAGCCGGTCACGTCGGCCCCGGAGGAGGCGCTCAGAGCCCCGCAGCGGCGAGCCAGCCAGTCGAGGCGAGACGGACCTACCCCTACCAGCACGACCTTCTCTACGGGCCTTGTAAGGCCCAGGGCGAGGCCGTACAGGACGGAGGCGGCGCTGTTGCCGGAGCCGAAGGGCACGTAGAGCGTTCGCACCTCCCCCGCAGCGTGCAGGTTCGCCACCTGGAGTGCTCCCGGGCGATGGAAGGGCTCGATGTCGGCGATGTCCCCGTCGGGCAGGCTGATCGCGTAAGGGACCCTCGACCAGCCGGGGCGCTCGTCGAGAGCCCGGGCGCAGGCGGCCTGGAGCGCAGGGTTGTAGCCGACCGAGGTGAAGCCGAAGGTGGCGCCGAACGACTCGGCCAGGGCGACACCGGGGTTACGCCGTGCGCGCTCCAGCACGGTCCCGCCCAGGATGATGTGGCAGGGGAGGCCGAAGTGCGAGGCGACGGCGGCGGTCATCGGCACCTGCGGCGAGAGCACCGAGGCGGCGGTCACGATCCCCTCGGCCCCGCTGCGCGCAGCCCCGCCGACGAGGTGGAGCAACTGGCGCAACTTGGAGCCGTTGATCGAGCCGACGCCGAGCGGGGCGAACAGGTCGTCACGCTTGACCGGGTGGCCGCCGAGGAAGTGGACCGGGGTGACGGCCCGAGCGAGGGCCTCCCAGCCGGTCAGCGTCCCGGCGAGGCGCTCAGCGGGCGACACGGTGCCAGCCCTCGCAGCCGGGGGTGAGCAGGCACCGGCGGCCCGTCGTGCGCCGGGCGGGCAGGAAGTGGACGGCCCCGCAGGCGGTACAGGGCGCCGGAGAGGTGCCCGGAGGGGCCTCCACGGCCCGCCAGTCGGTGTTGGGCGGCGGAGGTGGGGCCGAGGGGCACGACGGCCCGCAGAGGGCGGCTCCGGCGATGACGATGGAGGCGGGGCGGGAGCACCAGGAGCAGAGCACGGCGAGGCGGTCAGCGGGCACGGTCCTCCGAGCGTAGGACGAACGAGGCCCCGGCCCGGGTGTCGTGTGAGAGCACCTTGGGCCGGGGCCGGACTGGCGGCGGCGAGTGGCTGGGAAGGGCGGTCACCGAACCCAGCCGTGGGCTGACAAGGCCTACTCGTCACGCTGCCAGTCGTAGGGGCGCCGGAGGGCGGGCACGGCCCGCACCGTCACGGCGGCGGAGAGGCGCCGGGGGAGGTCGTCGGTTGAGAGGGCAACGGCGACGACCTCCTCCAGCGGGGCGGCGGAGGGGTCAGCGGGCATGCGCGGCCGCCAGGCGCATCGCCTCGTGGGCGGAGTCCTCCATCGAGGCGGAGAGGTCGGGGTCGAGCAACTGGCCCGCCACGAAGGTCACGGCCTGGGCCACGCCGAAGGCCGAGACGTCCCCGCCGGAGACGAAGGCGGCCATGATGGCGTCCTGCTGGGCGTCGGTGTAGGAGAGCGCCTTGGAGACGGAGGCCAGCGTGTCGGCCGGGGAGGTGAGCCGGACACCGGCGGCCTCGCTCCACTCAGCCACGACCGAGGCCAGGTAGCCCGGGGAGAGGAAGGCGGCGACAGCGTCCCGGGTCTTGGCCGAGACGAGGTCGAGTGCGATGCGCTGGGTGTCGGCCGACCAGACGACCGGCCCCTCCTCCATGCGGCCGCCGACGTGGACGGAGCGCAGGGCGTCGAAGGGACGGGTCATGCCGTTGGAGCAGACTCGCACGACGATGCGGGGCGTGACCGTGAAGGCCCCGCCGCCGACCTCAGAGTTGCCGATGGCGAGCCCGGCCCAGACGAGGCCCCGGTCGTCGTCACGGCCGGTGGCCGGGTCCCGGTAGCGGGAGAGCAACTCGGGCACCTCCATGCCGATCTGCGGGGCGGTGACCCGGAGGCGGAAGTTGCGCTCGGAGAGGTCCCCGTCGACCAGGAGCCCACCCGGGTCGAGCCCGGTGGAGCGGACACCGTCGAGGGCGGCCATCATGACGTCGAGGGAGTCGATGACGGCGTAGCGGTTGGAGAGCACGGCCCGCAGGTAGCCGCCAGCCTCCGAGGGGCGCCGGAGTGCGCGCACCATCACCAGGCGGTCGTCGAGGGCGAGCCAGTGGTTGGCGTTCTCGGCCAGCAGGCCGGGGGCCTCCGCCGCCATCCGCCGCCAGTAGGCGAGCGGGATGCGGGTGCGGTCGGCGAGGTGCTCGTGGGCGGCCGGGCCGATCCCGGCGACGAAGCGGCCGAAGCCGACGCCGTCGTCGTCGAGGGTGGGGTAGGGCACCGTCGCCAGAGCCCGGGAGGCGGAGCCGTCGAGGGCGAGGGAGCGGGCGGGCACGATGGAGTCGTCCCGCAGCGTGTGGAGGTCGGAGAGGGCCGAGCGGAGGTCGCCGAGGGCAGCGTTTCGCAGGATCGGATGCTCGTAGTCGAGCGGGGTCGTGGTCATGGCAGCACCTTAGCCGCCCGGAGGCGGCGGCGCCAGCAGGCCGAACGGCTCAGTCGTGGACGTGGATGAGGATGAGCACCAGCAGCCAGCCGTAGAACACGACGACGAACACGATGGCGGCGGCCCAGGCCCGAGGGCTCAGTAGCCCGCTCCCTCGTCCTCGGGCCGGTGGTCGATCCGCTCAGCGACCCACTCGGCAGCCTCTTGCACCCTCTCTGCGCGCAGCGAGGAGGGTGTGCCGAAGGCGGCCAGGAAGTCCCGCATGGCCGAGGCCCGAGCGGCCGGAGGGTTGATGCCGTTGAGGGCGGAGATGAGGTTGCCGACGCCGGGGGCGAGGTTGGAGCCGTCCTCCCGGGAGGAGCCCGAGCCCGCTGCCTTCTTGGTGGAGCCGGAGGCCCGCCGGGGCGCCGGGGCACCGTTGGAGGTGGGGCGGGCAGCGTGGCCGTCGTCGTCCTCCTCCGTGGCGAGCCCGAGGGCGGCGAGGAGGGCGTAGCGCCGGGCGTAGGTGATGGCGGAGCCGGTGCCCTGCGGCGTGTCGCCCAGCGGGAGGCCCAGCGGCCCGAAGGCCAGCGAGCCGCCCGAGACGTGGAGCACGAACGTCGTCACCCGGGCCTCACGGTCCACCGTCTGCACGTCCTGGGTGACGGCGAGGCCGTGGCGGGCGAGGAGCGGGCGCACCAGGGCCAGCAGGTCGGCGAGGTCGGCGTAGCGGTAGGTGTAGGAGCCACCCGAGCGGGTGTCGACCACGGCGACCTTGTCCATCGGGATCGGGGGAACCTCGGCGGCGAAGGCGATGAAGGCGGCCTCCACGTTCGGATGGCTCAGAGGCCCCTCAGGTGCCGCAGGAGCGGCGACAGCGGCCGGGGGCGACGAGGAGGGCGCAGCGGCCATCAGAAGGCCTCCACGACGATCTTGGAGGTGCCCGGCTTGCGCTGGCGGTAGGCGTCGAGGTCCCCGACGAGGGAGTCCATGCCGGTCCAGCGGGGCTGGACGGAGAAGTGCGCGAGCAGGGCGCCGAGAGCCTCGTTGGCGATGGAGCGCACCTGCGGGTTGACCTCGCCGGTGGAGCGGTCGAGGGCAAGGGAGTTGACGATGGCGGCCCGAGCGTCGGAGACGAGGCGCTCCCGCTGGGCCTTCTCCATCTGCCAGCCCGGGGTGCCGGGGTCGTAGGCCAGGCGGCGGCCGTCGGGCAGGAGGATGGGCCAGGCGTCGGCAATGACCGTCAACTCGTTCACCAGCAGCGAGCGGAGGGCGGCCAGGGAGGTGAGGGCACCGTCGAGCCCCGCCACGACGACGGCGAGGTCGGAGGCGGAGAGGTCGAGCATGGACGGGTCGTCGAGGGCGGAGATGGTGGCTGACAGCGAGGCCAGCAGGGCGTCGTGATCCATCACCAGAGCCTAGCCGCCCGGTGGCGGGAGCGCCAGGGCGAGCGAGGGCCGGGGAGACGATGACCACGACGCCTGCGTCTCACCCGGCCCTATGCCCAGGGGGCAGGTTAGCCCAGAGGTCAACTGCCTTCCAGGGCGGCCACTCGTGCGCGCAGGGCCTTCAACTCCGTCATGGCGACGGCGAGGAGGGCGGCGAGGTCGACAGCGACCGGGTCGCCGTTCTCGTCGGGGGAGACGGCGATGGGGAGCAACTTGGCGACGTTGTCGGCCCGGAAGCCGAGGCGGCGAGCCTCCCGGGGCGGCGAGGAGTCGAGCGTCTTGTCCCGGGGCGGGGCGACCGGGTCCCACTCGATGACCTCCAGCCCGTCGACGACGGAGCCCTCGGGCTCGTAGGCGGCGACCCTCTCCTTGAAGCGGTCGGCCGAGCCGACGCTGAACGAGGCGGCGGCGCAGGGCACGTAGATCGTGTTGGTGGAGTCGACGAACGACACTCGGTTGCCGAAGTTGACGAAGGCCTGAATCTGCGGGGCGGCCGAGCCGACGTACATCGCCATCGAGGCGACTCCGCCGTTGCCGGAGCAGACGACCTGCGCGCTGTCCCAGGTGCCCCCGGCCCCAGCGCCACGAGAGCGGTGGAAGTAGCCGGAGCCGAGACACTGGAAGGCGGTGAACTGGTCGGAGCCGTTGGCGTTCACGTAGAGGCCGGTGCCGAGCAGGTAGAGCCAGCCGGAGGCGAACTGGAGCCCGTTCCAGCGGTCGCCCGAGCGGAGCCAGAACACTTGGTTGCCGGAGGTGTAGGCGATGTTGCCGGGGAGGCCAGCACCGAGGGCAGCGTCCCGGTCCTGGGCGGTGCCGAAGATGTGGACGAGGCGGTCCCGCACGGCGTTGCCCCAGGCGGCCTGGACGTGGGTCACCTTCGGCACGAGGTCGGCGAGGGGAGCGGGGTAGGGCACGGTCAGGCCTCCGGCGGAGCGTTCGGCCCCTCGTCAGGCCCCCAGGGCCAGTGGGCGTTGACGGCGGCGGTGAGGGCGGCGTCGGTGATGATGTCGACGTCGTGCCCAGGGGCGCCACGGCCGCTGTTCACGGCCGTCTCGTAGGCGGCCTCGGTGTCGACGGCGACCGGGTACATGAGCGTGGCAGCGTTGGTCTGCCCGGCGGCCAGGAGCAGGCCGAACTGCGAGGCCGCCTTCTCCTCGTCGAAGATCAACTCACGGTGGGCCATCGCCAGCACCCGGGCCTGGAGAGCGGGGTCGTTGGCGGCCCGGCTGATCGAGGAGGCGGTCATGGCCGGAGCCTAGTCACGCCGAGCCCTCCAGGGCAGCGAGGCGGGTGCGCGCATCGGTCAGGTCGGCGGAGAGGTCCCGCACGGCGGCCCAGAGCACGCCGATGAGCCCGGAGAGGTCGAGCCCGGGGCCGTGCGGCGATGAGTCGATCAGTTCGCCAGCCTCCACCTCCACCTCCTCGGCGACGAGGCCGAAGCGGAAGCGGGGCATCACCTCCGGTGCCGGGCGAGGCCTGCCGGGCACGCCGGAGGTGACGGGCGGGAAGGGGGCGGTAGAGGCGGCGTCGAGCGCCATCTCGTGCTGGAGGTCCCGGTAGCGCACCGGGGCGACCCGGTCGACCAGGCGGCGGGCCAGGGCGCCGAGGAGCGGCGTGCGCTCCGCCTTGAAGCGGGCGGTCGAGATGACCGTGAAGGCGGCGGCGTAGGACTTGACGTAGGCGGTGTTGGCCCCGTTGAGGCAGCCGATGTAGATGGCGCCGTCGTTGTGCATCTGGAAGGCCGAGGTCCAGCCGGTGACGTGGTTGACCAGGCCAATGCCCACCTCGCCCGCTCCACCGATCTTGTTGAACGTCTGAATGCGCTGGTAATACTGGTTGCCGTTCGGGTAGGCGAACAGGGAGGCCGTGGGGCCGACACCGACGCCGTACTGGTTGCCGAGGCTGAACCCGACACCAGGGGCGCCGATGGCCCCGTTGGCCTGAATCTCGGCGTAGGTCGGCGAGCGAATCCAGAGAGCGCCACCGCTATCCCGGTAGTTCACGAGGGTCTGGTTGGTGGTGACGTTGGTGCTGATGTTGGCGGAGCCAGCGGCCCAGATGTTGCCGCCGTTGCCGATGGTGAAGTCGTTGTCGCCGGTGCCCGAGAAGGCTCCTGCGTAGAAGCGGAGGTAGCCGTCGGAGTCCCGGCTGATCGTCCAGTCCTGCAACTTCAAGCGGGCGACGTCGGCCGCCGGGCGGGAGAACACGGCGAGGGCGACCGAGGGCTGACGCAGGGAGAACAGGCGCAACTCGTCGTTGAGCAGGTTCCACTCGTAGGCGTAGGGGTTGGGGAGGGAGCCGTTCTGGCCGTCACCAGAGCCCCAGCGGAGCGCCGGGTAGGCCACGCCAGCGAGGTCGGGGAGCACCAGCGGGTTGAGGTTGACCTCCTGGCGGGCGGCCGGGACCCAGGAGCCCGACGAGGTGTTCCAGGTGAGCACCTGGGTATCGGTGGGCGCCGGGGCGTTCACGTCGAACAGGTCGTCCAACTTGCGGCCGTCGACGTAGCCCTTGGAGGCGGCGTGGAGGGCGGCGGTGGGCGGCCCGGAGACGGTGAGCAGCCCGGTCATGGTGTCGCCCGAGATGTTCACGTAGAGGGCGTCCCCGTCGGCCGGGGTGAGGTAGTTGGGGTGCGGGTCGGGGTCCGACTCGTGGCCGATGATCTCCGAGTCCACGTAGCCCTTGTTGACCAACTGCGTCTGCGCGTTGGCCGCAGGAGTGGCGGCGTGAACGATGGGGCCGGTGATCGTGTCGCCGGTGACGTTCACGTACCGGGCGTCGGCCTCAGCCTCGGTGAGCGGATCGCCGCCGGGGAAGGTGGCGAGGTCGACGGAGAGGAGCACCGTGCCGTCGGGGTTGTAGAGCACGGCGACACCGGCCCCGGGGAGCACCTCGGCCGGGCGGAGGTACTGCGGGTGGTCGTCGTCGCCGAGGCCGGTGAGGGCGCCGTGGTCGGAGACTCCACCTCCGCCCCCGCCGGAGGAGCGTTGGCGGCGCTCCAGCCGGGAGACGTGCGTGCCCAGGCGGAGAAGTTCGGCGGCGAGCGGATCGACGGTCACGTCTCCTCCCCTCCCGGGGCGATGGGCCAGGCGAGCGACAGCGTGACGAGGCGGCCCGCCCCGGCGACCTGCGTCGACATGCCGGTGACGAGGAAGTCGGCGTCGAGGCCGACCGAGTCCTGCTCGATGAGGCGCACGACATCGCCTACGCGCACGGCGAGGGCGTCGGCTGGTTCGAGCGCCACCTCCACCTGAGCGACCCGGGCGGGCTCGTCGTGCTGGTCCCGCCAGGCGGCGGCGTGCTCGGCGAGGGTGGCGTTGACCTTGACGGTGGAGCGGGAGACGACAGCGTCGAGCGCAGGGCGGCCGGGGAGGAGCCCGGAGGCGGTCTGGGGCACGGTGAGGGCCTGGTCCCCGACAGCGTCGACGGAGCCCGCCATCTCCGTCCCGTCGTAGGTCAGGGAGCGGAGGATGACCGGGCCGGTGGCGACGAGGGGCTGGGGCAGGCGGCGGCCGAGCCGGGGGTAGTCGAGGCGCAGGAAGGGCACCGGGGCAGCCCCTCCGCCGGGCCACTCCGCCGGGAAGTCGAAGTCGAAGCCGTTGATGACCGAGGCGAGCGAGCCGAGCAACTCGCCCAACTTGGGGCGCTCCACGCCGACGTAGTTGCGGTCCCGCAGCACGCCGGTCGGGGTGACCCGGGAGGTGTCGATGCGGAGGTTGCGGTCGGCCCCGGTCTGGGCCTCGGTGACGAGGGCGACGGCGATGGAGGCCTGCTCCACCTGGGCGAAGTTGAGGTCCCGGCGGAGCACCCGGCGGGCCAGCATCGAGTGGACCTCGGCACAGTCGAAGGTGATGGTGCGCGCTTCGGGGTCGACGTCGGCCGACCAGGCGATGCCCCACCAGGCGACCGAGCGGTCGTCCTCGACGATGTAGAGCGTGGTGGCGGCGACGAAGGGCGCAGCGGCCGAGCCAGCGTTGGCCCCGTAGCGGGTGAGCGGCACGGTGACGGAGGCGGAGCCGGGGCCGTTGAGGGCCGACGACCAGGAGGCCTCGACCCAGGCCAACTCCTGCTCGATGACGCCGGAGAGCACGTTCCCCGCCAGCAGGAGCACGGCCGGACCCTACTGCCAGACGGGTGCGTTTGACTTCGTCCGGCCGTCGGCGACGTTGCCCGCCGAGACGGTCAGGGCGCCGGAGGGCACCAGCACCGTCGCCAGCGTCTCAGAGTTGGGCGGCTCGGCCGGAGCCCCAGCCCCGGGCGTGCCGGTGACGTCGGCGAGGAGCCAGGTGTTGGAGGCCCCGCCGAAGGCCTCGTCGAACACGGTGGCGACGATGAGGTCGGTGCGCGCCTGAGCCCCGGCAGGAGCGAGGTCGACCCGGGTGGAGCCCTGGTTGACGCAGAGGGACATGCCCTGCCCGGCGGTGTCGCCCAGGACGAACACGGAGCCGGAGGAGACGTCCACGGCGAGCCCGGAGGCCGCAGCGGTGACGACCATGTCGTTGTTGCCGACGACTCCCTCGGAGCCCTGCGCCATTGCGTTGATGAGCAGGCGCATGTCGTCGGCGTCGTAGCACTCGGCCTGGAACATCGGCGGTTGAACTTCGGCCATCAGGGTCCCTTCATCAGAGCCAGGCGTCCCGCCAGCGGACGGAGACGGAGCCCTCGGCGGCGAGGGCGACGTAGCGGAGGTCGTTACGCCCGGGGAGCAACTTCCAGAACGTAGAGCCCGGGGCGAGGAGGTCGTAGCGGGGCTGCCCGTTGAGCACGACCCTGCGCGCATGGGCGTCGACCTCCAGCACCTCCCCGACGGCGAGCGTGGTCCCCTCGAAGTCGACGATGGCGCCGGTGGTCAGGTTGAGGAGAGCCGGGTCGACAGCGGGGCCGGTGAACACGGCGACGAAGGGCGTGGCGGTGTTGCCGCCGTTGTCGGCCACGCCAGCCCCGGAGAACGAGGAGCCCCGCAGGTCGAGCGAGCACCCGGAGAGGTCGAAACACTGGCCGGGGTCGGCCAGGCAGAGCCCGGAGTCGGCGGCGACGACAGCCAGGGTGAGCGAGGTGCCCCGGACGTCGATGGAGTAGAGCCGGGGGTCGGTGGCGAGGAACTCCAGGGCGACGTCGGCCTGGCCCCGGTGGAGCCGGGAGTTGTCGACCTCCATGCGGCGAGGGCGGCCCATGACGGCGAAGGTCGCCACGCCGGGGATGCCGAGGCGGAGCGGCTGGGAGACGACGGCGGCCTGCCAGGCGCCAGCCAGGTCCCGCAGGCGGCCCCAGGCGGCGGCCGGGGTGGCCTCGGAGATGCAGACGGTGAACACGAGAGGGCGGCCCTCGTGGAAGTCGCCCAGGGCCACGACGCCGTGCTGGGAGGGGAAGCCGACGTCGTTGGTGCGTTGGTCGGGGAGCCCGAGCCCTTCCCAGGAGGGCATGCCGTAGGGCGTCCCCTTGCCGAAGGTGACGACGCCGAGAGCGACCTGCCAGTCGGCGAGGGGCTCCAGGTTGGCGTCCCAGCGGAGGAGGTCGACGAAGGCGGTCGGCGGCGGCTCGGCCCGGGGCGAGCGGGAGACGAGGGGCACCATCGCCTCGGCCTCCACCGCAGGCCCCGCCAGAGAGCCCCGGTACGTCCGGTCGACGAGGTCGATGGGGGTGAGCCGCCCCGGCGGGAACAGGGCCATCAGGCGGCCGTTCCCATGCGGAAGCGGACCCACCAGTCGAGGTCGTCGACGACCCGGCGGTCGCCGAACACGACCGGCCCGTTGAAGGCGATGCCAGCCCCGGCCCCGGCGGCACCGAAGGGGCGGTGAGCCGGGGCCGGGAGCGGCACGACAGCCTCGTCCCGACCGGCTTCGCCGAGGAGCGCCAGGGTCCCGCCAGGGGTTGCGCGCACGAGGCCGCCGGAGGCCATCCGGGGCACCGTCGGGAGGCCGATGGTGAAGCCGCCGATGGTCTTGCCGAAGGGCAGGTCGATGCCGGGAACCTCCAGGTCAATGCCGTTCCAGAAGTCCGCAAAGGTGTTCCAGATGCGCTTGATGAAGTTGATGGCGCCCTCGAAGCCGGACTTGATCCCGTCGATGACGTTGCCGATCGTCTCCTTGGCCGTGTTGAACGGGGCCTCCAGCAAGTCGGAGATGGTCGCCCAGGTGTCGGTGAACCACGAGACGACCTTGCCCGCTACCTCGATGATGTCGTCGACGACGCCGGTGACGACCTCGACGATGGCCTCGAAGGCGGGGCCGAACGTCTCGGCCAGGAAGGCGACGACCTCGTCCAAGTGGTCGACGACCCACTGCAACTTCTCGCCGAGGAACTGGAACACGGTGACGACCTGCTCGGAGATGAAGGTGGTGACGACGGCGAGGGCCTCCGCCACGATCACCAGGGCCTTCGCCAGAATGTCGAGGATCGGCACGAGGCCGACGATGAGCAGGTCGAGCAACTGGACGATGGGCGGGATGAGCGGAGCGGTGGCGAGGGTGATCGTCAGCATCGACGTGGCGACGGCGATGAGGGCCTCGACCAACTGCGGGAGCACCGGCAGCAGGGCGTCGAGGAGCACGGTGATGAGGTGCTCGAACAGGGGCAGCAGGAGGTCGATGATCGGCAGGAGGGCGGAGAGCGCCTGATCGACCAGCATGAGGAAGGCGTCGACCAGCCGGGAGACGATGGGCGCCAGGGCCGTGAACAGGCGCACGAGGATCGGCAGCACGGCCTCCACGATCCGCATGACGACGCCGGAGAACTCGTCGAACACGTCGAGGATGGCGGGCAGCACCCGGGCGAAGATGGGCGTGAGCACCCGGACCAACTCGTCGAACAGGGGGATGATCGCCTCTAGGGCGCCGAACAGGAACTCCCCCAGGCGCTCGGCGAAGATGTCGAGGAACTCGCCGATCATGCCGAAGATGGGCGCCAGGGCGATGAGGGCGGAGCCGAGGCCCTCGGCGAGCACGTTCGCCAGCACACCGACGATCTGGACGATGGGGGAGATGAGCGGGGCGAGCGAGAGGAGCGCAGGCCCCATGACGTCGAGGATCGAGGTGACCTGCCGGACGAGGATCTGAATGGAGGGGCCGAGGGCCTCGAAGATGCCGCCCAGGGCGGAGCCGAATGAGTTGCCGAACTGCGTGAGGGTGTCGAGGAGGGCCGGGTCCGACAGCACGGTCTTGAGGCCCTCGACGAGAGGCCCGAGCCCGGCGGCGAGGGCAATGCCCATCGTGTCCTTGAAGGTGGACAGCACGCCGGTCAGGGTCGTGGAGGAGCGTTCCATCGCCCCGGCGGCCCCGGGAAACTCCTTCATCTTCGCCAGCAGGATCGGCACGGCTTCGGAGGCGGGGATGAGGCCGTCCTCAGACAACTCCCGAGCCTTCGCCTGGCTGATCCCCATGCCGTCGGCGAGGGCCTGCCACACCGGGAAGCCCGGCAGGGCGTTGCTGATCTGGTTCATGTCCTGAGCGGTTACGCGCCCGGTGCCGCCCATCTGCCCCAGAGCCCGAGTGACGGCGTCCATCTCGCCCTGGCCTCCGCCGAGCACCGACGTCATGTCGCCGATGGTCTGGACGTACTCCAGAACGTTGTCGGAGGTGACGCCGAAGGTGCCGCCCTGGGCGACGAGGTTGCGCGTCATGTCGGCGAGCCCGGGAAGTTCCAGCGGGGTCTTGGCGGCGAAGTCCGTCAACTTCGCCATCATCTGCTGGGCGCCGTCGGCGGAGCCGAGGAGCCCCTGGAAGCCGACCTCCGTCATCTCCAGAGACTTCGCCGTGTCCAGGCCGAACTTGGTGACCAGCCCCGCAGCAGCGCCGAGCCCGAGCCCGGCGACGAGGCCGCCCAGGCCGCCTGCGCCCTTGGAGATGCCGCCGAGGGCGGAGTCGCTCTGGCGGGCAGCCTCGCGGAAGTGGTCGGTGATGGCCTCGCCCGCCTTGTCGGCGGAGGTGACGGCCTGGTTGAAGGCGTCGGCCCCGCCGACCTTCTCGAAGGCGGCATCGCTCTGGCGGGCAGACTCGACGAAGGCGTCCTCGATCCGCTCGCCCGCCTTCTCGGCGTCGGCCACGGTCCCCTTCATGGCGCCCTGGAGCCCGGAGCGCATCTCCCGCTCCCAGCCGGAGAAGTCCGGCACGATCCGTACCGATGCACTCCCCAGGTCGGCCACGGCGGCCAGCCTACGACAGCAGGGCTACCGGGTCACCTGGCGGTAGGCGGCCATCGCCAGGGCGGCCTCGGTGGCGGCGTCCTCCTCACCGCTCCACCACCAGGGCGCAGCGGGGTCGGCTGCGCGCACGGCGGCCGGGGCAGGCTTGGCCGAGAGGAGCGACTCCATCTCGTCCCGCTCCTCGGCGGAGGCGGAGCGCACCCGGAGGTAGGACAGCACGTTCAGCACCCTCACCAGCGGGAGCCCCTCCAGGTCGAGGCCCCGCCCTAGCGCCCAGCCGTCGAGGAGGCGCCAGCCGTCGACTAGCCAGCCGACGAGGGCGAGGGCGACTCCGTAGGGCGGCCGGTCACCTGCTCGACGATCCAGGCGAACATGGCGGTGAGGCCGTTGGTGCCGAGCGGCGTCTCCTCGGAGCGGAGGGCGGCGCCGAAGTCCTCCCGGTCGGCCGGGATGACGAAGGCGGGCAGCAGGTCGAGGAGGGCGGCGAGCCGGGCGATCCCCTCCATCTCCTGCACGACCATCACTCGCTCCAGCAGCGGGAGCGGGAGGCGGGCGAGGAGCGTGAAGCGGCGGCCGTTGAGGTCGAACTGCGAGCCCTGTTCGGGCGGCGGGGAGAAGTCGGGGATGAGGGCGGCGGTGCCGTTGGGGAGCGTCACGGCGGCGACCCTAGCCGGAGGGCGGCGGCTCCGGCACTCCCCAGGGCGGAGCCGCCGCCCCGGGCGACCGTAGCGGCCCCGCAGAGGCCCCTCAGGTCCCGTCTCAGCGACGAGGGAGGTCGGCCCCGGCCCGTCGCAGGGCGGCCATGAAGTTGAGCCAGGCCCGGCCCCCGGAGCGGGTGTCGGTGGTGGAGATGCGCTTGCCGGAGGGCGAGGTGAAGCGAGGGTGCGGGTGGCCCATGTCGACGGTCCAGCCCTGAGCCTCCAGCAGCCGGGCGACC